CGATCAGAAAAAAGTTCGCCAAGCACGACATGACTGTACTTTCCTTACGAAAGCCGGGGTTGATACAGAACATAATCAATCGCGGAACAAAGGAGGTGCTGAGTGATCTGGAAGCTATTACCACTCCTTCTTCTTAGCGGTTGCGGTCTTATTGGACGCGAGCCATACGTCCCCGAAACAAAACAGGTCGAGGTTGTTACAGTAGTACAGCCCGCCGCAGTTTATCACCCGCCTTTGCCTAACGCTGTTTCCATGACTCCGGTTGAATGGAAGGTGCTGACCCCGGATACGATGCGCGAATACCTAGCAGATCTAGATGACGGTAATGCCCCAGTGAATGCGTACTACGGTGTGTCGCCAAAGGGTTACGAGAACCTGTCTTCTAACATGGCGGAAGTAAAGAGGTATATACGACAAGTTTTATCTATAATCGACTACTACAAAGACTTGTCGGAAGATACGGATGGATCTAGAGGGGATACTACAGATTGATATAAATATTACGGACTTGTGCAACCGCACCTGTTCGTTCTGCCCACGGTCTGATGCATCTATATACCCCAACAACAACCAGAACATGAGTCTGGAAATGTTTGATTCAATCATGGATCAGATCGAAGAGTGGCGCTTTGATGGTACTGTCATACTGGCAGGTCGAGGGGAAAGCACCAACAATCCAAAGTTCGAGAAGATAATACAGCGTCTTCTCCGTAAGCCCAGAAGATACCGCGCACAGGTAACAACGAATGGGTGGCGGCTTGAGCGTTACTGGAAGTACTACCGCCAGCTAGACAATCTAGTCCTTAACACCTACACCACAGAAGAAGACTTCAAGGCTAGACGAGCAAAGTACCCACGCCTAGATAACGGCGAGAGGATCGAAGATTACTGGAAGCCTGATGGTGGGTCAGTTGAAGATGTAAACAAGCTCCCTGATTACGCTGACCCGAAGGGTAGGCCGATTAGATGGAAGCATGAATTCAATCACAGGGCCGGGTTGATAGCTGGCGGCACTGCTGTGAAAGGACCATGCGTTCATCCCATGAGAGGCATATTCATTAACTTCGATGGGCAGTTGCAGATGTGCTGCAACGATTGGTCGCACCAAATCGGGTTTGGCAACGTCAAGGATGTAAATCTGTTTAGGGAGTGGCGCGATAACCCAAGGCTCGCAGAGATAAGCAGGGAGCTTATACACGGAAACAGGAACGCTGTTGCCCCATGCGCTTCGTGTGACGTAAGTTGTGCTAAACCACAAATTGTAACGAGGTACAAGAATTGGCTTTAACAAAGACGCGCAAAAAATGGCGCAGAGTATTTGAAGCGATGCGTCGTTTATACAAGGACCCGAACGATCTTGAAGCAGCGTTTATCGTCTTCAACTGGCTGTCTTCTCGCTCTGTCCGCAAGCAACATGAAAAGTTTCGCCGTACCGCAGTGGGATCAAGAGTTATTGTAAACGACGAGTCTTTAGTCGGCGTGCTGGATGACGTAAAACGCTTGCAAGCTATGCCTCCGGGTAGTCTTGGAAACGAATACTCGAAGTTCCTAGTAAAAACAGGTCGATCTACATCGCAGTTCGCAGGCGACACCAAAGGCAAAGGCGAAAAGCCGTCCGAGTCAGGATTCAACACCTACATTAAGTGGTATAGAGATCAGCATGATTTGACTCATACGGTAACAGAGTATGAGCGCAATCCCTTTGGCGAAGTGGTCTTGCTCTGGTTCCTGCACGGAAACTTTGCAAACTTTGGTATCATCGCAATGACGATACCCATGACGATAACGCATGCTAGAAAGAAGGGTTGGGGGGTCTTTGGCGCATCCTTTGAGGCGTATATGAACGGGCGCAGGGCGCAATGGCTTGCAGGCATGGATTGGCCGAATTTGCTAGACATGCCTTTACGAGACGTGAAAAACCTTATCGGCACAAAGTCTCCTGATAAATACCATAATTTAATGTTCGGCTTGCGAAAAAGGCGAAACTGGTGAAAGTGGTTGATGACTTTCTCTATCCAGACCTGTACCACAAGATATTGGATAGTTTGGGCGATTTAGACTACAGGCTTATTGACAATTACAATGGCTCAGAGAAGCGCGAGGCAGACTTAAAAACGGAAGTAGTTGAAGAGATTAAGGCTTGTTACCAAGAAAAGGTAAGAAAGCCCGTTGGGTTTTTCACGGCATCAATTGTGGAGTGTGATCCGGGGTACAAATACCACATACACTACGATCACCCTAACAAGTTGGTCAGCACCGTGGTTTACCTTCACCCAGACCAAGGCAATGGCACTTTCTTTGTTACAAAAGAAGAGGGTTTAACGGCACATTTTGACGAGATAGTCTGGCGTCCAAACCGTCTAGTGTCGTGGGTCAACACGGGCCAGAGGCATATGTACCGAAATACGACTGACGATATTCGATGTACAATGAATATATACCAGAAGAAACTAGATATAGATTTTGCAGTAGCACCTGACGATTGAAGGAGAAAGGTTATGAGCAGGTTAGTTGAAATGCTTAGGCGACATGAAGGTGTGCGTAGTCATGTGTACCTGTGCTCTGCTGGCTACGAAACTCTGGGTGTCGGGCGAAATATCAGCGAGTCTGGGCTAGGGCTATCTGATGATGAGATCGACTACCTGCTTGAAAACGATATCAAGCGGGTTAGGAAGGAGCTTTCAGAAGCATACGATTGGTTTGAGGACTTAAACGAAGCTAGACGTGACGCAATGATTGATATTTGCTTCAATCTTGGTTTGACTAGGCTTCGTGGCTTTGTAAACGCGCTAGAGGCCATGTCACGGCAACAGTTCGATATAGCTGCCGATGAGTTCATGGACAGCAAATGGGCCGATCAAGTTGGGATGAGAGCTTTGCGAATTACTGAAATGATAAGAGATGGCGAGTACACCTAATGCCTTTGCAGAAATTCATCTTTAACCCCGGAATCAACAAGCAGGGAACTGATTACACTGCGGAGGGTGGATGGTTTGACGGCAATCTTGTTCGGTTTCGCCAAGGTTTGCCCGAAAAAATCGGTGGTTGGGTTAAATATCTAAACAGTTCTTTTGAAGGGACAGGCAGAAAGTTATTAGGCTGGACGGCTGTTGATGGAACTAAGCTTCTCGGTATTGGCACCAGAAGCAAACTGTACATTTCGGCTGACTCAAACTACAGCGACATAACCCCACTTCGATCAACTACTGCGGCAGGCGATGTAACCTTCGGCGCTACAAATACATCTAGCTCTATCACCGTTACAGACACCGCTCACGGAGCATCCAAAGGCGATTTTGTGACTTTCAGCGGGGCTGCAACGTTGGGCGGCAACATAACTGCTGCGGTCCTAAACCAAGAGTATGAGATTGATTCAGTTAGCGATACGAACACATATGTCGTTATCGCAAAAGACACATCTGGCGCAACGGTTACAGCAAACGGCAGTGATACTGGCAATGGTGGCAGTTCTGTTGTGGGCGCATATCAAATCAACGTCGGACTTGACGTATTCCTTAATGGTACAGGGTGGGGTGTCGGCGCTTGGGGTGGGGGCACATGGGGGTCATCTAGCCCACTTAGTCCGTTGAATCAATTACGCTTGTGGTCCATGGATAGTTTTGGCGAAGACTTGATCGCTAATGTGCGAGCAGGAGGCATTTACTACTGGGACACTAGTGCAAAAAATTTAGGGGCAGATCGTGCTGTAAATATTTCTGCTCTTGCGGGCGCAAATTTTACGCCTACAGCCGCTCTTCAGGTCCTTGTATCTGACGTAGACCGGCATGTAATTGCCCTTGGCGCAGACCCCATCAATGATACCGCAACAGCTAGAACTGGGACTATTGACCCTCTTTTGGTTGCTTTTTCTGACCAAGAAAACGCGGCAGAGTGGTTTCCTACATCAACAAACACTGCCGGTTCGCTGCGTTGCTCGGCAGGCTCACAAATTATCAGTGGCCTCAGAACACGGCAAGAAACTTTGATATGGACGGATGTGGCTCTTTACAGCCTACAGTTCATTGGTCCGCCTCTCACCTTTGGCTTAAACCTAGTCAGTGACGGCGTCAGCATCATTGGGCCAAACGCTGCGATCAGCACCCCGAATGGCGTGTTTTGGATGGACAGGAAGGGCTTCTATCAGTACGGAGGAAGCATAACGCCTCTTACTTGTACGGTTCTTTCTCATGTACTGGACGACTTTAACGCAGATCAAGGGTTTCAGGTTCATGCGTTTGTAAACAAGCAGTTTCAAGAAGTGGGTTGGTTCTATCCATCCGGAAACTCAATGTCGATAGACCGGTACGTTACATATAATTACGTCGAGCAGACGTGGGCTATTGGTGAGCTATCTAGAACCGCGTGGCTTGACGAGGGGTTAGAAAGCTTCCCAAGAGCCGCCGGGTACGACGGTGCGGAAAACTACATTTACTCTCACGAAACAGGCCACGACGATGACGGCCAGCCGATGGATAACGTCTTTGTTGAAAGCGCCGACTTTGATTTAGGTGATGGCGAGCAGTTTCAGTTTATCCGAAGATGTGTTCCAGACGTTAAGTTCACGGGTGATAGCGGGCCAACGCAAACGATTAACTTTGTTTTGAAAGCAAGAAACTTCCCCGGCGATTCACTGACCACGGACCAAACATCTTCTTTTACGACTAACAGCACAAAAATAGACACCCGTGCGCGAGGTCGTCAGGCTGCGGTTCGGTTTGAATCTGATGACGATGGTGACATTGGCGTAAGAACAGGGGTTGGTTTTAGGATTGGCGCAACTAGGCTTGATTTGCAACCAAACGGCAGACGATGAGTAAGCTTTTAAGAGGGCGTTTGCCGACTGTTTTAGGGCAACAATCGGTAGACAGCGATACTTTTAACAGCACGGTTCGCCTGTTAGAGCTTAGTCTTAACGCTTTTGACCCAGATGCCACTCCGCAATTCACAAGAACTGAAAGAGACGAGCTAAAATTTAATGCGGGGGATGTTATTTGGAATAGTTCCATAAACACCCTTCAGGTATATAGTGGTAACGAATGGATTAGTTTATCTAAAGAACTGCCCTATGAGACATCTTCGCTAGAAGCGGTTGCAGAGGTGGGGGCTGTTCAAGTAATTACAAACGGGGCTATCGTGGTGAACGTACACGGTTAGGTTGGTTCTTCTAATAAAAATAGGCGTATACTAAGGACATGGGACAAGCTGCACTTAAATACGATGAGTTTGAGGAACTGGATCAAGTTCCTATACCGGAAGGCGGTATCGCCACCTTTTTGACGGCTGAAACCGGCTCTTGGGCCGATGACGATGATGATGTGCCATCTCAAGGCATTACAAACGTTGTAAAGATAGCGGACAAACTGGCTGAGTATGGCCGTAACGAAGACGAATACATGGTTCACGCCGCCGAAGGCGAAACTGTGATCCCTATGGAGGTCTTCGAGCAGAATCCCGCCCTTAAAGAAAAGCTTTTTGCAGAAATGCGCATCATGGGCATTGAGCCAGAGCGTTACGTTGTAGGTAACGAGCTTAACTCAATCAACCCTGTGACAGGTCAGCCTGAATTCTTCTTGAAGAAGCTGTTCAAGGGCTTGAAAAAGATTGTCAAAAAGGTTCTGCCGGTTATAGCTACGATTGCTTTGAGCGCAGTGGTTGGTCCAGTAGCCGCATCTGCAATTGTTTCAGGCGCTCAGACGGCAATTGCAGGCGGCAGCTTAAAAGACAGCTTAAAAGCAGCGGCCATAGGCGGTATTTCTAGCTTTGCCGCAGGCAAAATTGGAAATGCCCGAGGTTGGGCTGAAAACAGCGCCAAACAAATGATGACTCAATCGGCTATTAACACCACGCTTTCTGGTGGAAAACCGGTCGATATCTTAAAAAGCGCCGCCGTAGCGGGTCTTACGACGAAAGGTCTGGAGATGGTTCGCGGCAGGACCGCAGCCGAAACCACCCCAGAAGCAGACGTAGCTCCTCAAGTAGATACTAAACTGGGCGAAACCCTAAGCACCGACTTGGACGTAATGGACGCTACTTTAGCTAAGACAGGGGACCTTTCAACTGCCGGTGAACCGGGGATAACAACAGAGGTTTTGCCATCCGGTGAGCTACAGAGCATGCTGAAAAACATGGAAGTTTCCGCTGACGCCACCGGTTCGGTAGCTTCAACGCTTCCGGGAGCTATCGATGCAACCGCGACTGAAGTAACCGGCATACGTTTACCGGGCACTCAGCCCCCTGTTGATGCGTCTCTAGAAATGTTCCCCGGAACACAGCAGCTATTTACGGACATAGACACGACCTTGGCCGAAAGTGCTCAAGATCCTCTCTTGCGCAGTTATCGTCGCGAAGCTGGCCTACCCGAAAGCGGAACTCGCGCTACTGACGGTGTTACGAGTGCAGATGCCGCTGCGGGTGCCGATGCAGGAGCCGGGGCCGA